ACCACGCATCATGATCTCTTCTTTGGTTGCATTTCGGTCACCAGGTCTAACATCCATTGTATACACTTCACCAGGATACTTAACACGCCCTGGAAGACCATTACCTGTTTTAATTGCATTACTTACATCTGCAGTATCCGCCATTGCAGATTTCCTGACCTTCTGTTGTCGGTGGGCATTAAAATTTGTATAACCCAAATCTAATAAGTCCATTGCTTTACTTAGTGCTAAAGACATTACATCTAATAAATTTTGGTAAGATGCTCTATCAATCCGTGTGATAAATTGAATTCTACCCATAGGTTCGCCACTGTCTGGTGTCAAAACACTTGTATCATCAGGTTCATCCACACGACCTTGTTCACGGTCTAATTGCTCTTGTTGAAACAATAATTGACGACCTTCTTCACGCATTTGTCTGTCATCCGCTGCAGCTTGTAAATCTCGTAATGCTCTGTTTGCAAGTCTTAGTAAATCAGTAGCACTTCCTTCTTTGATAGGTCTTCCACGACGTTTTGTTCGGGTAGATGTAGATGGAAGACCCCCTGTTGGGTCACTTTGAATACTGTAATCTTCTTCAGGTGGTGTGTTTCCTGTAGGTTCAAATGGGTCATATTCATCTTCAAATCCAAATGATCCAATACTCTGGTCTGCTGGTAAATCATTATAATTGTTGGTATCTTCAAAATAAACTTGACGAAGAGTTGCAAATGCTTCTACTGCAGCGTCATGACATTCTGTTTGAGCTGATTTTAGGTCACCCAAAATACCTAAATCCATATAACGCATCATTGGAAAAAGAATTTTTGATGTTCGTAATATACGACCAACCACTTTTGTAGCGGTAATAACAACACTTATTGCTTTGACAACATCACCTTGATTTTCAAGATAAATCTCTCCACTTTCTCCTGACCCAAAATAAGCATTAATCTGTCTAAACAAACCTGTTAAATCTTCAAACTGTGTGATTAACCTATTTGCTATTTGGTCTGCTGAACCATTCGTAAGATCTTCATCTGGTTTTTCAGTAAGTTTTGCTATTCCACTATTCATTGCTTTGACGACACGACGTTTTGCACGTGTTAAACCTGCTTCCTCTGTTGCTCCTTGATTATAGAGTGGAACCGTCGGCATATATAATAACAATATATATTTTTATTGTGATTATATCATTCTAAAATACTTATACGTAAAGTCCATGTTTTTTCACATAGGAACTCGCATCTGTCATCTTAAGACCCTTCTCTTTCATTATCTTTTTTACAACCTCTGCACGACGTTTTCGTCCATCCGTCGCTCCACCTTTCATTACACCCACACCAGCTAACCCACCACTCATGACACCCTTACCACGTTTGACAGGCATTTTAGTAGAACCCGATTTACCCGTCATATAGGACATCAATGCCTGTTTACCCAAATCAATCGCTACATCTTTGATGACAGGTTTTGCTACACTAACAACGTCCCCCACAAGAGAACCTACTTTATTTGCTACATCACGCAATCCAAATCCACCTTTCATATTTTTAGAACCTTTAGGACGACCTCGCTTTTTTGCACCAAGTCCAAGCAGATTACGACCCGTATCTTTTACATCATTAATAGAGAATTTTTCATCCAAGATACCACTTCCCTTTTTTCGTCGTCCTCGTCCAACAAGTTGTTTTGCAGTGCGTCCAATGTCATTAATAGAGAATTTTTCATCCAAGATACCACTTCCCTTTTTTCGTCGTCCTCGTCCAACAAGTTGTTTTGCAGTGCGTCCAATGTCGTTAATAGAAAACTTTTCATCAAGTATTCCAAGACCAAGTAATTGACGACCAGTATCCTTGACTTCATTGATAGAGAACTTTCGGTCTAGGATATTGGTTCCTCCCTTCTTTCGTCCACGTCGTCCTTTACCTTTCATTTGACTATCCAACATCATTGAACCATCAGGCATCATGTGTCCTTGTGCCTCTTCACATGAAGAACACGCTGCAGAACCACTACCAAGCACCTTTTCCATTCCTTTACTTGCTATAGCACCAATAACTGCACTTGCTATCGCAGGGCCAGCAATACGACCCAACGCCATCGCTGCAGGAAAGAAAAATCCTCCATCCATTCCATTCATTGCCCTCATTTCTACTGCATTATACGCTGGATAAGTCGCCATTGTCCCAGGAACAACCATGTGAGATGGTGATACAGACTGCACATAGGGTGATACCATTCCAGGTGGACGAAGACCTCCACTCATTGAACCCATTGAACCCATTTCTCTAGACATTGCCCCCGTAAGAGGATTAGACAAATGTGGGTGATAACGTATACTTTTGCGTGAAATTGCCCCATCACTTGCTAGAAAGGCACCACCAGTCATCGGGTCACCCGACATTTGATGCATGTTGTTAGGTTCTCCATTAGTATCACGTTGCATATTGTATTTTCTCAAGGTAGACAGCAGTTTTTCATTGTAAGGGGTGTCAAACGCCATATTATAGTTTCGGGAAGCCATATAGACTACTTAAATATATTATTTCTGTAATTATTCTAAATATAAGGAAATTAACATACAAAGTTTAAGGTATGTTAATTTTGATAGGGTTCTCTATACTTAGGGTCTGTATATTTTGGTTTCCTTAAAATAAGAATACGATTTGTCTCAAAGTAATAACGAACTGAAGGTAAATCTACAATACTATCTTCCTTCATAGATTTTAGACATCGTTCTGCATCTTCCCTTGTCCGCTTACGACAACGCATCACAATACCGTTTCTTTCAAAATGAATAAAAAACCCATTTCCTACTGTAGGTGTGATACCCATTTTATTTTATTTTAGATTTTATTTTGTCTCAGTTTTACTCAATAACAAAGTTTAGATAGTTTTGACTGAGCCATTCCACCGCTGGACACACCACCACCCGAATGGACACCCATTCCCGTCATACGTTTCAACTTATCGGCAAATTCCCGAACAAAGGGCATTTTTGCAGCGGCAGTAGCGATACGGTTAACCATGGAACCGCCCACCATACGGTTGTATTGGACGGAAGATACTGGATCAACACTTTCATCGTTGGTTTTGCTATCAAGAACCATCTGTTTGGTAAGAATACCTGTGTAGATGTTGGATGAACCAGCGACAGTCGTGAAGATACCCGAGTTCACACAGATAATACAGATTTCAGGGGTAATGGTTGAACCGTTGTTATTGGTTACATTAATGCTAAACTGGAAGTTGTATTGACCAATAGAACCCGAAGACAAGAAGTCTGGAAGAGATAAATCATACGCTGGACTGAGGACAAGAAGCGAACCCGTGGTTGTGATTTGACTACCAACTCCCGTTGCATTGTCTGCGTTGTTTGTAAAAGAACTAAACTCTGCCCATGACTGAGTAGAGTGGTTATTCACCGAGATACGCCACAAGTCCTGTGCAGTAGCGGACGAGAGAAGACCTGATGTGTTATTAAGATTGACACTGATACTGTTAATTTTCAAAAAAGTAGAACTATCCTTAACAGTCTGGGTATTCATTGGTTTACGAACCGATATAATGAAATAGTCTGGAAGTTGGTTGATTTGGATGTTCTGTGAGTTGAGGGTAGCAGAAGAACCGTTTGTAAGAGGGCCAGTAGAGGACTGAAGGGACAGATAACGTGGAAGATCCATGTAGGGGACGATGTTTCGGGCAGTAATCATGTCAGTAGGTTGAGTTGAGAGAAAGTTCAATAACAGACGGGTGTTGGTAAAAGGATTTGCTTGGGCTGCAGTTCCAAGAGTAACCGAGTAAGTGAAGGGTGAGGCAGTAGAGAAGAACCGTTTGCATGAACTGTCAACGTTAAATACGAATGACATAGCATTGATACCCACCATACCCTGTTTGTTGTAAGCGGCATCACCATACACAAAAGGCGAAAGACCCAAAAGAGGTTCAGTCACCGTCACGGAACCCGTAATGACGAAAGTATCCAACACGTTGGTAGACACGGGGGAAGCATCTGTTCCACCCGCTGTGATATTGTGAAGAAGCACAAAGGTTGCAGGGAAAGCACCACGAGGGTAAAGGTCACCATCGTAGGACTGGTCACTCCAGTCACCCAAAGGATTGTTTGAACCTCCTACACCATCAGCGAAGGACTTGTAAGCTTGTT